CTTGACCACATAGGCGGTCCCGTCGACCGGCGTCAGCGGCGGCGCCGATTGCCAGCCGTCGATCGGCAGGTCTCGCCGGCCGCCGCCGACAAGCCGCCGCAGCGCTTGCCAGAGCTGCGTCAGATCGGCGAGCGACGGCGTCAGCCCGGCCTGCTCGATGACATAGGCAACCTCCGCCATCGTCTGGGTGCCGGCCTCGTGCGGCCAGCGCGACCCCTTGAGACCCTGGGCGCGATCGCCATTGGTCCAGGGACCGGCCGATTCCGCCCCGGTCACCGGGTCGAGGGGGTTGAAAAAGCGCATCGCTTACTCCCAGAATTGCGGCCACACATCCGGCCAGCTCGGCGCGTTCGCGGCGTCGGAATAGTCGTAATAGGCGCGCGTCCAGGCCGGCTTGACCCGGTCGAAGACGCAGGTCAGCGCCGCCGGCGTCTCGAAATCGAGCAGGTGTTCGCCGGTCTGCGAGACCCCCGTCTCGAACCATTCGAACGGCACGTCGAAGACATGCACCACCCACTGGTATTCGAGCAGCGCCGCCGTCGGCTCGTCCGCCCCGTCGCAGACCGAAAGGCCGCATTCGAAGAAATCCGGCTCCTCGATCGCGACCCGGTAGCCGAGAAAGTCGGCCAGCCGGACGAAATCGGCTGGCGTGATCGTGCCGCGGCTGCGCACCTTCGCCCTCAGATGCCGGAGCCGCGACGCCACCGACGGCTCGCCGCCGATGCACGGGTCCGGCAGCGCCCAGTCGCGCTCCCAGTCCTCCAGCGACACGCCGATCGTCGACGCCGTGCTTTCCAGCGTCAGCCGGTAGGCCGAGCGGTAAAGGTCCGCGAACGGCGCCGACAGCGCCTTGACGAAGCGGCCGAGCACCGACGTGTCGGCTCCGGCGAAAGCCGCCCCGTCCGGCGAGCGCCACGCCATCCCCTGCGGCAGCAGCAGCAGCATGACGTCGCGCATCGCCGCGTCCGACGGATCGGACAGCCGATCGGTCGTGTCGGGCGGGACGAGGTCCGGTGTCGCAAAGGTGTCGACGATCGTCACCGGGCCGCCGTCGGGCGCCGTGAACGCGACCTGCGAATTGACATGCCAGTGCGACATCTCAGGCCCAGGCGATCGTGCCGAGCACCGGCAGCTGGCCGGCGGTGAAGGTCAGATTGCCGGACGGTGCCACCAGATCGTGGGCGTTCTCCCCGGCCGCCCCGGAAATCGCCTCCGAGATCCACGACCGCGACAGCACAAACGGATCGTCCGGAAGGCCCGGGCGGATTCTGGAGGCCGCGGCCGTCGCGTCGAGCAGCTCGGCCAGCGCCGCGGTGACCGCCGCCTGGGTGAGCGCCGTGGACGGATCGAGCGTGATCGTGAGGTCGACCGGCGTCGGCGTCGGCGCCGCGGCGAAGGCATAGGCCCGGATCAGCCGCCGGTCGTCGAGCGCCCCCTGCACCGCGGCGACATCGGCCGCCGTCGGAATGCCGTTGTCGCGGCCTTCGAACAGGAACCACACGCCCACCGTGCCGGGGCCGTTGGCGAAGCTTTTGGCGAAGGCCCGCGCCACCCCCGGCACGGCCAGGGCGAACTGCTCGTAATCCGCCTCGCTGCCCCCCTGCGGCGGGCTCGCCTTGCGGATCAGCCCGCGCTGGCGAAGGCTCTCGTCGCTCTCGCGGTCGGCGCCGCCGCCGAACCCCGCCGCCGCGACCGTCGCCGTTTCGGCAAGCGACGGATATTCCAGCGGCGAGGCAAGCCGCAGCGCCGCGCCGGCATCGAGGTTGCCGGCGAGGCCGGGCTCGACCGCCCGCGCGGCAACGCTGAGCGCGCCCGTTCCGGTGGCGGCGGTTGCCGCTTGCGTGGTGACATAGGTCGCGGTGCCGAACAGATAGGCGACGCCCGCCGGGTAGACCGCGCCCGGGCTTCCGGTCGTCTCGATCATCCCCACCGCCCGCGCCGCCGGCTTGCGGGTCAGGCCGACCTCGCGGGCGTGCCGTTCCAGATGGATGCCGTTCGCGGTGGTCAGGAACAACTGCCTGTAGAGCCAGCCGATCCGCTGCTCGGTTTCGTGCAGCATCAGCCCGAGCACCTTGGCGAACACCGTGTTGGTGTTCGGCCAGACCAGCGCGTCGGTGCCTGGCAGTTCCTGGCGCAGCACCGCGCGGAAGCGTTCGCCGATCTGGCGAACGGTCGGGATCGTCCAGGCCATCTCAGATCTCCAGCGGGCGGTCGGTTCGGTTCAACTGATCCCAGAGCACCGCGTAGCGGCGTTGGTCGAAGACGACACCGCCAACAGCGTCGAGGCCGGTGACGGCGATATCCAGCCGGCTCCGTGTCGGCTGGGCCGTCGCCACCACGTCGAAGCGCGCCACCGCGCCCTGGTCGACCAGCGGCCGCAACGCCTCTTGCGCGTATTCCTCGGCCAGCCGCGGCACCGCCTGATCATCCACCGTCCGCCGCCTGAGCAGCCACAGTTTCGAGCCGAGCGGCCCTTCCTGCGGGCTCGGCCCGACGCGGAACCCGTCTCCCGGCCAGCCGCGGTTTTCGTCGCCGTCGCGCAGTTCCGACGGATCGGCGGCAACGTCGGTGCAAAGGCACAGGAACACCGCCGTCGCCAGCATCTGCCGCGACCGCAGACCGCCGCGGTTGCCCGTCTCGTCAGCCGCCGCGATCGCCAGATCGCCGAGCTGCTCGCCCAGCGGATCGCCGGTGAGCACCAGGTCCGGCGAAAGCACCGGATCGTCGTCCTCGCCGATCGGCAGGATGCGGATGCTCACGGTGCCCCCATCGTGAAGGTCGACGCGACGATCTCGCCGGTCACCTCGAGACGGTCGACCTCGAACCGGGCCTTTTCCGCCTTGATAGTCAGATGCGCGCCGGGCTCGCCGCCGCTGTCGATGGTCACCGGCTGGCGAAACAGCGTCGGACTGTCGATGGTCCAGTCGCCGGCCTTGAACGTCACGCTGTTGGCGGCGAAATCCATGTCGACCTGCGGCCCGGTCAGCCGGATGATGTTGCCGAAGGCGTCGTAGATCGCCCGGTGTCCCGGGACGTCGCCGAGGCCAGGTCGAATCTCCTTGTCCTCGCCGCCGATCATCAGCATCCGCGTCCGCCCCTCGCCCATCGCCACGGCGTAGCCGATCGACCCGAGTGGCGGCACCGTCGCCGTTCCGTGCGCCTCGATCCTGAGCACGTCCTCCAGCTCCTCGCCGGCCAGGCTGCGGCCCGAAACATATTGCAGACCTCCAATCGACCGCACGCCGGTGATCTGGAAGCGGACGAACCGGCTGCGCATCACAGGGCCTCGAATGTGGCGGTGTCATCGGGCGCGGCATAGGCGGCGGCGCTGGCGCCCTTCGGGTCTTCGCCCCCCAGCGCCCGCGGATCGGCGAGTTCCAGCGTCGCGGTGGTGCCGTGTTCCGCCGCCGTCGTGTCCTGGTCGAAGCCGACCGCCTTGATCACCATGTCGCCGTCGAGCCAGACCAGCGGATCACGCACCGCCACCAGCCGGTTCGGTGTCCAGAGTTCCCCTTCGGCATCACGCCATCCGACCACCTTGACCGTCGCCGTGGTGCCGTTGCCGGCCGCCCGACGCGTTTCGAATTCGGCGCGCTGGCGCAGCCGGTCGGGCGTCGCCTCCTCCTCGTGGATGATGACGCGCGGCCGCGGTCGCTTGACGCCCCGGTCGCGAGCGGCTCCCTCCGGCCGTAAGGCCGTCGCCTCGCCGCCGATCGTCGACTGCCCCCGCACCTTCACCACGTCGTGCCGTCCCGCGCCGGTGAATTTGGCGCTGGCGGTGATGACGTTGATGCCGAGCGCGATCACGCCCGCGTGGCGGTCCGCTGGCCGTGTCGCCACCTTGAACCGGCCCTCCGGCGTGTCGTGGATCGTCGCGTTCCGTCCGCGCGCCAGTCGCTCGACGGTCTGCCACTGGCTCTCGCCAGGGATGATCTGATGCTTCGGCTCGGGCGGGAAAGTCTCCTCGCTCTCCCATCCGATGTCCTGCGCGTCGAAGTGGTTGCCGATCTCGACAAGGTTCATCTCGGCCACCCGTCCCGAGCGGTCGACAATGCTGGATTCCACTCCGTCCACCGTCTTCGAGGCGATCGCGATGGTGATCTGCCGCCCGCCCGGCGTATGCGCCGGTGAAAAATCCCGGACGAACCCAGTGACCAGCAGGTCGCCGCTCGCCAGCACCCGCGCCGGCAGGCCTTCCCAGTCCGGCGACAGACCCTCGCCCGGATCGTGCAGCGTCACCGAGGCCTCCGACACCGCGTCGGTAGCCGATCGCCGGATGCGCGCCACAGACCAGGCCGACCACGGCGTGCCGTCGATTTCGACCGTCACGATCTCCAGGACGTCGGTCATCGCGGCGCCTCGGCCTCGAACCGGACCGGCATCAGGCACGGCGTCGCGACGGCGTTGCGCAGCACCAGCCCGCTCGCCCGCTCCGGATCCTGATAGAGCCGCCACGCCACCAGCGTCGACGGCAGGGATCGGCCCGTCTCAGCCATGACCAGCGCCGAGCGGTCGGCGGCCACGGCCGACAGGATGCGCGCTGTCTCGCCGGTAATGTCGAGGGCCCAGCGATAGGCCTCTGGGCCGAGCACGGCGCCGACCACGCCGAGGACGGTTTCGGCCAAATCCCGCACCGTCGCGCGGGTCGCCTGCGCGTCCTGTCGGGTTTCGTGGGTCCGCCGCAGCGCGGCCGAACACATCGCCGCGATCAGGACGACGCGCGCCAAGGCGTCGATCGGGTTCGGCCCGCCCGCCCCGGCGATCAGCATTCGCGCGGCGGTGAAGACCTGTTCCGGGTCGCCCTCGCGCGCGATCTGTCTGGCCGCCTCCAGCACCCCGGTGACGAAGTCCGCCGTCGCGCTCGTCGGGCTCGCCTCGGCGGCCTGGGTGATCAGCCCGCCGATCGTCCTGGCGGCCGTCTCCGGCAGGCTCGCTTCCGCCGCCAGCGTCACCAGCGCCGCCACCGCCGTGGCAGCTGACGCGGCGATCTGGCTTTCCGTCGTCGTCATCATCCTACCTCAGCGCCTGCGCGAGCGCGGTGGTCAGAAGCGCCGCGCCATCCCGCATCAATCCGTCCACGGGCCCGAAGCCGGTCGCCAGTCCGAACGGCGTTGCACCCGGTCCCGCCGGAATGAACTGCACATCGAAGGCGACATAGCCGATCCGGTCCTTTTCGGCGGCGTAGCGCCAGGAGACGCAGCGGGCGAACAGCGGATCGCCCAGCGGCAGCACCAGCCGGCCGCCGCCGCGCCCGTCGAGGGCCGAGGCCAGCGCCAGCGCCGGGCCGCGCATCCGGTCCTCGCCGGCCGTGTAGACGGTGAGGTCCATCTGCCGGGTCCGCCGGCCGAAATCCTCGACGATCGGATCGCCGTCGCCATAGGCGATCTCGGCAACGGCCAGCCGCCGGCCGCCTTCCTGACGCTCGCGCTCCAGGAAGAACCTGGCGCCGCGGAACGAGCCGGGCCGAAGTGCGTCATCGAATGCCATGGTTCGTCCTCATCGCGGCGCCTCGGCCTGCCCGGCCGCTTTACCCGTCGTTGCCGGCGCGGCCGACGAAAGCCGTCCGGGTGCGCCGGGTGCCGAACCGCCGGATGGCACCTTGACCCTGGCGTTGAAAGCTGTCGCCGCCGCCGATCCAAAGGCGTTGCCGGCTGCCGATGCCTGCGTCGAGAGCGCCGCGCCGGCCGCGGCGGAAAAAGCCTTCCCCGCCTCCTGTCCGCGCGCCGGCAGTTGCGAGCCGCCCTGGTCGATCGCCGCCTGCGCCTCACGCCCGCCTTGCGCCACCGATTGCCCGCCCGCTTCCATCGCCTGCCGCAGCGCGTCGATGCCCTCGACCGCCAGCGGCCCTTCACCGAATCTGCCCGTGTCGAACGCCGGCTTTGCCGACGGTGCGTCCATCGGGGCCGGAAGCGCTCTGCCCTCCATCGCTGCGGCGATCCGCTCCTGGACGGACACCATCCGGTCGATGCTGGCGGTCAGATTGGCATCGCTCGCCATCACCTCGCGGCCCTGAACTTCGCCCTGGATTCTCCCACGGCCATAGCTCGCATATTGGTCCGCGAGCGGCAGCCTCCGCGCCGTCGCGGCTTCCGGGCGCCAACGCGGCAACGGCGTGCCGCGAGAGACCGCGCCGCCATCGATATTGCCAAGGCTGCGCCCCCGCGCGGCTTCCGACGCCAGCAAACCATCCGCCGCCGAGGGAAACCGCAGCGTCTGCCGGCCCGTCGAAATCCGGTCGAGTTCGGCGAAAGGCGTCTCAGCGTCGCCCCGGCCATAGGTCGCCATCGCATCGACAAAGGCTTTCGATCGGTCCTGGCGTTCGCTCGGATTGTACCAGCTGTAGTCGGGGTTCACCTGCTGGTAACGTCGGTCGAACTCTGCCCGCGCCTCGTCTTTAGAGCCGCCCTCGGCCTGATATTTCGCCAACCCGGATTCATAGGCCTGTCCAGCCTCCATGCGGTTATTCAGCTGGTCCATCGCCGGGTTCGCCACGGTCGCCACGCCGCCGCCCACATTCTTCAGGAGACGATCCCAGGAACTGCCCATCCGGTCGATCTTCGACTGCGTATCGCCGAGCAGCCGATCGAGGTCGGCCTTGGTCTCGCCCGCGGCATTGCCAAGCCGTCCGACCATCGCCGTCAGATCGTCGCCGCCCTGAATCAGCGCGCGCACACCGACCAGCATCTGCTGGTCTCCGAACAGCAACGGCAGCTTCGACAGATCGCCATCCACCGCTTCGGTCGCCAGCTTGACGAACACGTCGAGAAGATCCGCGCCCTCGGCCCGGGCTTTCGCCATTTCCTCGCGCAGGTTGATGCCCATCTTGGCGAATTTCTTCGCCGTCTCCTCGGTTTCCATCTTCTGCAGGACGTTCTGGAAAGCCGTCGCCGCCTCGCCAGCCGAGCCGGTGCGCTGGCGCACGATCTGCAGCGCCGCGGCGAGCTTCATGACGCCCGCCTCGCCCTTGTAGCCCAGCACCTCGAAAGCCGGCGCGATGCTCGGCACATACTGGGCCATGTCCTTCAGTTCGAACTTTCCCTCCTTGCCGGCCTTGACCAGGATATCGAAGGCGCCCTGCATCCTGTCGCCGGCGATGTCGAAATTGTTGCCGAGCGCGTCTGCCGTCGTCGCGATGTCGGTGATTTCCGCACCGGCCGCCTGGGCTGTGGCGGTGACCGCCGGCAGGAACGACAGCGCGCTTGGCAGGTCCCTGCCCGAGGCGACCAGACTGTCGAGGCCGGCCGTGACGCTGTCCTGCGTGGTCGCATAATCGAACGCTGCCTTGTCGATGATCCCGAAGGCCGCTTTGGTCTCGGCGGCGGTGGCATTGGCGGTGATCCCGATCCGGTTGATCGACCGCTCGACGGCGGCAAAGCGCGTCACCGTCCGCGCGGCCCCATAGGCCAGCGCCGCCGGCGCCGCATAGCGCAGCAACGCCATTTCTGCGCCGGCGCTGGCCCGGGCGATCCCCTGTTGCGCGCGCCCCACAGCCGTCTGTGAACGCGCGACCTGCCGGGATTTGGCGTCGATCCGGTCAAGATTCCTGCTGACCGACGTGAAGGCCTTGGCCGTGCGGTCGATCGCCGATAACTTAAGACGCGCTTCAATTTCTTTAGCCATGGAGGTCCGTCTTGAAGTTGCTCTTGACCGTCTCGGTTCTGGCGATGTTTGCGACCTCGGCCGCACCCAGAGATCTGTCGAGCGAATAAGCTGCGGGAGTCCTCGCGGTGGCTGATCTTGCGCAGGAACACTGCCCCGGTCTTCGGAGAGATCCACGGCAGATTGCTCGCGTCGCCGAGAAGCTCGATGGCGATTTCACTCGAACGCAGGACGACATCGAACGACAAAAGGGCCGCATCGCCCTGTCGATGCTCAGACGCGCCATGGCCGAAAACTGTGCATTGTTCCGAGATGCGTATGGACCAAACGGAGCGATCATGCCGGGGCTTCTGACGACCGCGCCCTGATCTCGACTCCCCGAGCAATTCGAGGCAACCTCCTATTATTAAGGGAGGATGCCGATGAAATTCCTGCTCGTCGCTGCCATCATCGCCGTGGCGCCGACCCAAAATCCTCCGCTGCTCGACCGGATCAAGCCGCCGCTGCCGGTCGAGAACATGACGCCCCGCCCGATCGTCGCTCAGGAATGCTGCAAGCGCTGTAGCAAGGGCAAGCCCTGCGGCGACAGTTGTATCTCGCGTAAGAAACAGTGCCGCGCCGGCAAGGGCTGCGCGTGCTAGGACCTAATCTGCTCCGACGAAATCCGCCTCGGCTGCCGTCCGTGCCATGCGACGGCACGGTCGTACCACCAGCCGATCGCCGCGAAACTCATGTCCTCGATGCGTCCGGCATCCCATCCGATCCGGAAGACGAGCTCGTCGGCCTGGCCAAGCGCGAGCTCGCTTCCACGAAAAAATCCTTGACCGCCCCCTCGATCGCTTCGGCGTCGACGAGATCCAGAAGCTCCAGCGCGCCCGGCGACGTCGGTTCCGTCAGCAGGCGGTCGACATAGAGCCATAATCGCTCGTCGTCCCACAAAACGATGCCGCGCTGGATGTCGAACAGCGGACCGACCGCGCGCCGATCCTTCAGGGACGGCGCCCGCAGCACCGCGGCGTCGAATGGCGCCGAGCCGTGATCGTAGCGCCGCGACAGCTTGATCGTGATGTCCGCCATCACGCCACCGACTGGTAATTGCGGCCCTCGATCGCCAGGCCGGTGACCTCGCCATTGGCGCGGTTCTGGCTGACGTCACCGACGATCATGGCGTCCGCGAAGATATGCGAGCGGCCCGAAAACTCCTCGACGATGTAGAAATCCTGCCGCGGCGCGCTCAGCAGTGCGTCGAAATCCTGCCCTTCGTCCTTGAAGCTCGCCTCGGCCCGCCGCGGGCGCGGGGTCGCCACCCGGTCGACGTCGCCATTCTGATTGGTCACGGTCTCCGTCGAATAGCGCGCGGTCATCAACGTGAAGGCGCCGCGCAGGGTCAGGTTGGACCCATCGGCGAGGCGCACCCGCATCTCGCCGCCGAAATCATTTCCAGCCATATCTCAGGTCTCCTTTAAGCTGCCGCCGAAGTGGCTGGATACTGCTTGTAGATCGTCGCGTTGGCGGCGATGATGTCGAGCGGATTGACCACGTCGAGCGGCGCGAAGATGTCGACCCGGTTCGGATTGTCGCCATTGCGCCGGACTTCGATCCGTTCCGCGAAGCCGCGCAGATCTTCCAGCACACCCGGCATGCCCGCCGCCGTCGCGATCATCGTATTGGCGATGTCCTTGACGGTGGTGATCGCCAGCAGATCGCCGGGATTGGAATCGGCGATCGCCTTCTGTCCATGCTCCGCCGAAAGTCGCGCCCGGAAGCGGCGGAGCGCATACATCAGCTGGCCGATCGTCTGGATGTCGCGGAACGTCGTGTCGACGTTGCCGGCGCCGTCGGTCCGCTGCATCGTGATGATCTTGTCGACCGTCACGTCGCCATTCGCGTTGACGCCGAAGGTCGAGATGCCTGAGGTCAGCAACGCGTCCCGGGTCGCATAGTCGGTCGGCCAGAGCGAGCGCTGGCGGGGTGCCAGGACGCCTTCGACCACCAGCCCGGTCTGGTTGCGCGACACGTTCCCCGAGGCCCCGTCCGACAGCCAAGGAATGGTGCGGCTGACGACGCCTGTCAGGAAGGTCCAGGGCGGCGATCCGTTCTCGCCGCCGGTGAACTGTGGAATCACGGAAAGATGCCGTGTGTCCTTTCCCAGACCGAAACTGGTCAGCGCCGCGGTCGTGTCGGTCATCACCGTGAAGACATGGCCGTAGGACTGCCGGTTCCACGCCCAGCGCCCGGACACGTCGTTCATCAGCGTCTCGTACCGGCCGATATTGGTGGCATCGGAAAACGGCGTGATCGTCCAGTCGAAAGCATCGTCGCCATAGTCGGCGAGTACGGCGGACAGGTCGGGGGTTCCGGTCCCGGCCACCGCGACCGCGATCGTCATATTGCCGGCAAAACCGTTGCCGGCGACCGTCGTCGGCACCCATACGTCAACCGTGTTGAAGATGGTGCCCTTGTGGCGCGCCGTCAGCGTGACGATGTGCTCGGAGCCGACGCCGCCGACCGCCGCCGTGAACGGCAGCGCCGCCAGGGTCAGACGGTTCTGGTAGCTGTTGATCGCCGCGACGAGGGCGGCTGCCACGTCCGCCGCCGCATCGCCCGCGGCGATCTCGACCTGCAGAACCTCGCCGGCGATCTGGATCGTGCCGACACCGCCGGCGGCAGGAACGCCGGTTACCGTCACGGTGCGGGTTTCCGCCGCGCCGGTCTCTGTGACCGCGCCCAGCCAGATTTCCTGCGCCGGCGCGTTGGCCCGCGCCACGCGGAACATCTCAGCGAGCATTGAGCCCTTGCCGGCCAGCGCGATCGCCTCGCGCAGCGTCTGCACCGGGGTCAGTGTGTCCGCCGCCAGCGCCGCTCCCACGTTCTTGTGCCCGAGCAGCACCAGCCGGGACTGGCTTTCGAACTGCCCGCCGGAATTGATCTCGAACGAGATGATGGGCGCGACGATGTTGCCGGGAATGCTGTCGAAGCCGATCGGCATCACTTGTCTCCTTTGCGCGGCGTCGAAGCCGATTTCGTAGCTTTGTTAGGCGCCGGGCGCCGCTGTTTCGGCACCTCGGCGATAGAGCCGTCGGTGACGAGGCGGCGGGTGAGCCGGTCGGCCGGGTTCATTCTCTCGCCTTGCGCCCTGAACAGGCGGCCGCGGAACGGCAGCGCCGCGCCGGGATCGGCGAGCAGGTATCGCTTCGATGTCATCGGAACCTCGCTAGAAGGTGACGGACGCTTCCGCCGGATCAACGGCGGGATCGCCACGGGTCGAAAGACGGATCGATTGCAGCGCGTCCCGGTCGGTCGCCAGGAACGCAGCATGCAGCGCCTCGAGCTTCGCCTTGGCATAGGAGCCGGGTGGCAGGGCTTCCATCAGCCGCCGGATCGGTTGCGGCAGACCGGCCGCGTCGATGAATTCGTCGTCGGCGATCGCGCAGGTGAATCGGATCGTGCTGCGCATCCAGCGCAGCCCCATGTCCGGCAGCGCGAAGGGCTCGATCCTGACCTCCTCGATGCTCTTCACGACCCGTCGGAACGGTTCCGATGTCGGCCCCCGCACCAAGGTTTGACGAACCTGACTGCACAACGCGCCGAGCACCAGCCTGGCCATCGGATCGGTCTCGGCCATCGCGTCGGCGTAGGGATCGCCGTCGCCCGTGATTCCGACAGACAATTCGCATACCGCCGTCAGGGTCGCCGTCGCAAAGCCGATCGTCGAGGCTGCGCCCTCTCCGGCTCTGACGCTGCGGCTGTCGTCGGTGTAGAGCGCCACGGTCGGCGTGAACTCGACCCCGTCGGCCAGATCCTCGAACCGGATCGCCTGGCTGTCGAACACCTTCTCCCGCGCCGACGTCGGAAATGGCCCCCCCGCCCGGATCGACGCCGTCGGGGCCAAAGCCTCGACGGCGGCGAGGCGCATGGCTTCCGCGGCGAGCATTACCGGGCCCCCGTCAGGGACGCAGCCGGAGGCGAGGAGCTTAAGGGCGGGGCAGAGAATCCCGCCCCCCTCAGCGATGCGCAGATGAAGCTTAAGAGCCTGCCCCAGGGCACCGACCAGGGAGGCGATGCAAGGATTTCCGTCACCATCACCGTCCTCGATTGACCCAGAACACCACACGGTCGGTTCCGTCGCTGTCGAAGGCGGCGATCGAATAGGCGATACCGTCCTTCATCCGCGTCAGCCGATCGCCGGTCTGCGGCAACCACGGCCAGCCGGTGATCGATGCCGAGATGCAGATCTGCGTGACGTGCCGCGGTCCGTTGTCGTCGGCGGACGGCCGCGAACCGCCGCCGAACGCGTTGATCGACGGCTCGAAATCGATCGACCCCATGAAGGGGAATGCGGTGTTGGCCGCGTTGGCGACCATCGGCGCATTCGGGGAAGTGTTCGCCGGACGATGCAGATCGAAGGCGGTGAATTCCTCGTCGTCGAAAAAGTTGGCGGTGGCCCGGTCAACCTCTTTGAGCATGTCGTCCCAGGCCACCGCCCTTTACCTCAAGCCGCATCGATCGCCGCGACGATCTCGGCCTTGGTATCGCTGGACGCGACCTTGACACCGCGGCGCTTGGCCTCGGCCAGCAATTCGTCCTTCGTCATCGCCGCGAGATCGGGCGCGGCATCCTCCGACGGCGCGGCACGAGATTGACCCGCCTTGAGAAATTTCCCGTCGTAGAAGCCGGAAGTCGTCACCATAGGCATCCGAGCCATCCTCCTGGTCTTGCGCTGATGTGAAACGATCGGCGGCGCAAACCGCCGATCGGCGTTGCGTCCGGCGTGTCGGCCGGATTACTGCGCCCGGCCGCGAAGGAGCATTTCCGGGCGGGTGGCGACGAACAGCGGATAGCTGTAGATTTCCGCTCGATCCCATTCATCGCGGCCCGACTTGTCCTCCAGCATCAGGCCGACATACTCGCGGCCGCGCTGGTTGACATAGGGCTTGAACTCCGATGCCGGCGCGAAGCCCACCTTGAAGGCGCCGCGGGCGCCGATCGGGAAGAACCGCGCCTTCTCGGTGCCGATGGCGATGGTTGAGCCGTCGTCGGTGCCCTGGTAGTTGATGAAGGTGATGCCCTCGATCTTGATCGCCGAATAGCCTTCGATATCTTCCAGTTCCGGGGCGCGCTCGGTACCGATCTTGGTCTCCTTGATCTGTGGATGGTTGACCAGCAGATCGAAGAAGGTGTCGCCGACCAGCGCCCCGACGCGGGTGGTCGGCGTCCAGACGCCCTTGGCGGCCTTTTGCATAGCGCGCTTCACATCGCGGCACTTCTTGCGCACGTCGGTGGTATCGACGTTCAGAGCGAAATTGACCTCCGCCGGCTCGGCGATGCCCCATTCGACGTACCAGTCGTAAATGACAGTCACACCATCGGCGTCGAGCACCTTGCCCTGGATCGCGCCGAAGCGCATGTGCTCCCAGGTCAGCTCCAGATCGTCGAGGATCTGCGCCGTGCGGTCGCTGACCTCCTCGGCGATGTCCTTCGTCTGCATGTCGAAGGGCAGCGCCAGAACCCCGGCGAGTTCGATCGCGTAGATCGTCGATCCCTTGGCGAGGCGGACCGCGTCGAACGTCCGCACCCGCGCGCCCTTCGGGATCAACTCCTCCGGCGGAGCACCGTTTTCGGATGTCGGGATCAGCGTCAGCGTCCGGTTCCTGTCGGCGATCGCGATGGTGCGGGAGCGCGAATAGATCGGCTCGAACAGGCCGAGCGAGCCGAGCAGTTCCGGCTTGAAGTCGACCTTTTCCACGATCTCCTCGTGGAATTCGATCGCGCCCCAGGCGTTCTGCTCGAAGATGTCGGTGACTAGTGCCATCGGTTCAGCCCTCCTTAGCGGCCGACAATGCCGGACGCGGCCAGGGAGGCGAGCGCGGCGGTTTTCTGGTTGTCCGTCACGCCGGTGGCCCAGACGAGGACGTCGGCATGAACTTCGCTGTCGCGCACCGTGGCGGTGCGGCGCACATCGGCGGCGGTGGCGTCGCAGCCTTCGTAGAGGATCGCCGCGGCGGTCTCGCTGCCGTCGGCGGCAGCCGGATTGAACGGCGTGTATTTGCCGGACCCCGCCGCCACGGTGATCGTGAACGCGTCGCCCACGACGAAGTCCGTCGCGCCGTCGTTGATCACGAACTGGATGTCGTCGGCGAAGTTGGCGCCGACCGCGATGTCGCCGATGACGTTTCCGTCCGGATCCTCGACCCGGAACGTGCCGCCATTCACTGCCGCTGCGATCGCCGTCGCCGTATAGGCCCCCACCTTGGCGCCCGGCAGAACCGGCGTCGTCGCGTCCATGGTGATGGTCCCGGTGCCCGTGCCGGCAAAGGCGGTCGCGGCCGTGGTCCCGCGCACCAGTCGTCCGAGGACGGCCCCCGGCTTGAGGATTCCCGCGCCGCTGGCGATCACGACCTGTTCGCGCGAGCGATAGCCGCTGGCCTCGGAAACGATGTAGTGGGCCGTCCGGAAACGGTCCTCGGTGAGAATCTGTGGCATGTCCGAAATCTCCCCTTAACGGCGCTTGTTGGTGCGGGCGACGGCGGCGGCCAGAACGGCCTTGTCGCCCTTCTTCAGGCGAGAACCGCCGCCGGGCTGTGTGATGCCGCCGGCGCCCATCCGTGCGCGGCCATATTCAGCGGCGCTCAGGTCTCCAGATTCGTCCTCGGCCTTGGGCGCTGCGGCAAGGATCGCCTTGGCCTTTTCCGCATCGACGCCCGCAGCGCCGAGCGCCTCGGCTTGTGCCTCGCGGCCCTTCGCCTCCTCCAGCGCCATGATGGCGTCGGCATTGGCGCGTTCCGCTTTCTCGGCGCGGAGCTCTTCGAGTTCCTTCGTCATGGCGGCGGCCGAGTCGGCGTCCTTGCCGGATTTCATCTCGGCTTCCAGCTCTGCGACTTTGGCGGCGAGAGCGTCCGCCCGTTCTTTATCCGTCGGCATGGAATTCTCCTCTTGATGCCGGGCTGCGGCGGACGCGGAGGTCCGTTTATCGACGTCAGGAAGACGCCAATCCTTCTTCTTCGCCAGCGCGACGAGGCGCTTGGGCGCGTGCGCGAGAACGCGATAGTCGAACGCCGCGACCGGTTCGGCCTTCCGCTCGGTGGTCTCGTCGGCGAAACCTGCCTCGACCGCCTGGGTCGGCGTAAACCAGCTTTCGGCCTTCATGATTTCGCGGCATTCGTCGACGGACTTGCCGGACTTGTCGGCATAGACCCTGGCATAGGAGGTCGAGAGCGCTTCAAGCATCTCGATCGATTTCGAATGTTCCGCCGAATTCCCCCAGGTGAAACTCGCCGGATCATGGATCATCAGGACGGAACCGGCGGACATCGTGACCATCGCACCGGCCATGGCAATCAATGAGGCCGCCGACATCGCGATGCCTTCGACCACGACGTCGGTCGACCCGGATCTGGCCTGGAACAGCGCGTGGATCGCGGCGCCTTCCGATGCCACGCCGCCGGGCGAATTGATGTGCACCGTCAGATCGGACTCATCGTCGATCTGCGCCAGCGCCAGCACGACATCCGATGAAGTGAAATGATCATCGAAGTAATAGTCGCCGACATAGCCGGAGAGCCGAAGCTTTCCGTCTTCCAGAATCGCAGCCATTGGAAAAACCTCAGTAGCTCGGGCGGAACCGCACCGATTTGGCGAAGCGCGTGCGCGGTTTGCCGTTCTTCGCGTCGCAGGCGGCGGCAAGTCGGGCCAGCTCCTGGTCGAGCGCCGCGATGTCGGCCTTGCCGAAGCGCACCCGCCGACTCGAGACCGGCGACCGCACTTCGATTTCCTCGGTCCGCTGCCCGGCGACGAATTGCAGTCGCACGGCATACATCGCCTGCCACAGCGCGCAGGGATCGTCCGGATCGACCGTCGCCGCTCCGATCTTGATCGGATCAGCCACGAACTGGCTCCGGGTTTTCCTCCGTCACCGGCCGCGCCAGCGCCGCGTCGATCGGCAGATAGGGATCGTCCATATCGAGACCCTCGTACAGCCTGATGTCGGCGGCACGCATTGCCGCGATGTCCTGCGGATCATAGCCGACGGCGGCGCTCTCGATCGCCAGCGACGAGGTTCGGTTGCCGAGCCGCTCGGTCGCCGCCTTGGCGCTCTTCAGGTCGTCGGCGGTCGGCGGCGGCGGCCCGACCCATTCGGCCCAGCTCGCCTTGTCGCGGTTCGCCATGAACGCCGCCACCCCGCCCTTGAACGGGATTCTGCCTTCGACGACGCTCTCTGTCAGCCATGCCTCGTAGTAGGTCTGGCAGGCCGGGGCCGCGATCCGCTCGCGGCGGCGCATTACCACCGGCCAGATCGAGGCATTCTCCATCCGCACCGAGGAATAGGTCGCCCGGCTGTGATCCAGCGTGAAGGACGAGAACGTCACGCCGATGCACCGCGCCATGATCCGCTGCAGATTCATCGACAGCGGCATATAATGCTGGCCGGGCGTCGCCGGCGTGTGCATCTCGTATTTCGAGCCCGGCGGCAGATGGTTGATCTGGCTGTCGCCCAGCGCGAACGAGTTCTCCCGCGCCGCGTCGAGCTGCGACATCACCGCGCCGTAAAAATCCGCCGCCAGTTCCCGGCCGATCGGCAAGCCGGTCGACGGATCAACGAAATCCGACAAGGTCTCCAGCGCCTCGAACGCCGCCGCGCTCGGCTCCGGACTGGTCAGCGTCTGCGCCATGATCGTCTGCAGCACCGCCGTCTGCAGCGTAGCGTCGTCGAGCTTTTCCGACATCGCCCAGGTTTTCATGACCGGCGCGAGCTGCGAAATGCCGCGCACGTCGTCGAAGTCGTTCGGATCGTAGAGGTGGTAAAACAGCGCCGATCCGAACCGGTCCCGCGCCGGATAGTCCCGCGTCGTCGCGATGCCGTCCCGCCGTTCGCGGACGCGGTAAGCTTGCGGCCGCCCATCCGCGTTGTGGATGACGCCCTGGAACAGTCCCTCGAATTCCCGGGTGTCCCGCACCAGATTCACCGGCGACGTCGCCGCGATCTTGAGGCCGGTGCGAACGTTGTTCTGCCGGCGCTTTCCCGCCGGCCAGTAATCCAGCGCTCCGCAGATCTCGCCGAAGCCGATGAAGTGCCCGAGCGAGATGTCCACCATCTGCGGAATCGTGAACTTGCCGCGCAGATCGCACTCCGCCGGGCTCCACGCCCACTGCCGCCATTCCTTCTCGACCAGCCGCTTCCAGGCGCTGCGCTCTTCGTCCGTCCAGCCGAGACTTTCGACATCCGGCTGCGCGTTCAGCTTCAGCTCGATCCCGACCGTATCCGCCTTGACCTGGTCGACGGCGCCTTTCAGGCGGCCCGAATTCTGGATGAAGTCGGCGGCCAGCGCCGCCGCCCGATCCCAGGCCCAACGAATGTCCTGCCGGCTGTCCGGCAGCGACGTGATGCGGGCGCCCAGCACCTGACTGCTGGTATCGCGCAGATAGCGCATCTGCGGATGTGACCGGGCCGGGACAGGCGCTGACGGAAACGCGATGGTCCCCGCCGCGACGCGCACCCTTGGCTTGGTCATCGTTTCCGCCATTGCTGCCTTCTTTGCGCGAACAGGCTCTCTGGAGTGCCGGAAGACGAGCCGTCCGGCACGGGAGCTGATGTGTCAGGAATCGCCGCGGCTGGTTCGGATTTGACGGGCTTCGCAGCGCGACGCGGTCCCAGCAGCGTATCCTCGAGGTCGAGCTGGACGTCGGTGGGCGGAACCTCGCGCTCGGCTTCGTAGCGGTCCCAGATCGCATCCGGCAGACCGCGCAGCCCAAGCTTGATCGCCGCCGCCTCGGCCTGCAGATGCGTGTCGAGGCCCTCGTTGGCCTGGCTCGGGTCCTTCACCCATTCATAGACGGTGAACCCGGCCTTGTTCTTCTTCGGGCGCCGGCTTTCTGCGGTCAGTTGCCGCCAGAACTCGTCCTCGAGCCCGGTCGGCAGCCCGACATAGCCCCGCGCCGCCGGATCATCCTTCGGCAACTGACGATACAGCGCCATTTTCAGGATGCTGGTCGCGAAATTGTAGAACCGCTTGGAATAGCGGACGAGCTTGCCCTTGGCGTTGCGCTCGCGTTGGACCTGTTGGATCAGCGGCGCGGTCTCCGCGCCGACGCCGCGCACCATGATGACCCGGCTGGCCGGCCAGCGGCGGACCCACTCCCAGACGTCCTCGGTATAGGCGTTACCGTCGATCGCTGCGAGGTCGGCCGCAAGGCGGTGCCCATAGGCGTTGAGCCAGCGCTGTTCGAGCAGCCCGTCCAGCTTCTCCCGGCATCCCTGTTCGGAGATGTGCCCAGGAATGACGCCGGCATCGATGATCCAGCGATGCTTCTCCCGTCCCCACCCGACGACCTGCCACTCGACCCGGTCGCCCTGGCAATCGATACCCAGGGTCAGCACCAACGCGCCGGGTGGAACCCGACCCCTCGGGTGGTCCGATGCCGAGGCCCGGTCGCGCAGCGTCTCCCAGGACGGAGCCTCGCCCAGCGTCTTGTAGGCGCGGCCGAGCGTGTCGTTGAAGAACGTCTGTTCGGAGGCAGGATCGCCGCGCGCCGCGATCCATTCCCTTACGATCCGCTCGAAGCTCTGCAGGTACGAATAGGCCGACCACAGGTCGAAGGAGCGGTGTTCGCGCCTGGCCTTCGGATTGTCCGCCCGCCAGACGCCGCGCGGCAGCATTTGCGAGCGGTGATGTTCGTGGATCTCGCAGCCGCACTCGACGCAGGTGAAGTGCGCGTCTTCCGGCTTCTCCTCGTCGAGATCGGCTAGCATGCTCTCCCACTCCAGCACCTGGAAGTGGTCGCAATGCGGGCACGGCACATGCAGCCGCTCCTGGCTGCCCTTCTCGTAATTGTCGGTGATTCGGCAGCCGGGCTCGAGCAGCGGCGTCGAAACCTTGAAGATCTTGGCGAATTCATGCGCGCGGCTGCGGCTGTCCGCCTGCGTTTCCGGATCGCCGGCGCTGTTCATCTCCCATTTGGCGAGGTCATCCTGGACCTGCCGCTTCATCGTCACCTGGCTGAGCGACGCCGGCGAATTCGCGCCGGAAATCTGGATGGCGCCCCTCGCGTCGACCCGTTCCTTGTAGAGCACCGAATCCAACCCGTCGCGCGAGCGCATCGGGAACAGACGTGCCAGAGCCGTCGTGCCCTTCAGCATCGGCGCCAGCTTCATCTTCGACCAGCGCTGGGCATTGCCCTCGGTCGGATGAACATAGAGGATGTCGGACGGGTCCATGTCGATGGAGCCGCCGACGAAGATGTTGGCGAGCACCGTGCCGCCGAGTTGCGCCGATTTCTTCAGCGTCACGGTCCGGCACGGATCGTCCGGCCCGAGCGCCCGCAGGATTTCGTCGAAATACGGGAACAGCGTCCGGTTGTAGGGTCCGGGAAACGGACTTTCCCGCTCCGAAAAGACGATGTTCGCCTCGGCCCAGGCGAGATAGTCGACCGGCGGTGGCGGCATCAGGATGTCGGCCAGCACCGATGCCGCGACATACTCGGCATTGGCCGTCTCGACGATCATGCTGGTCATGCGTCGATCTCTTCCTCGACGATGCTGTCGACGGTTTGCGGCAGTGCGTCGGCTTGGGCGCGATGACGTCTGGCTTCCGCCTCCCGGAACCCACGGAATTCCGCGCGCAACAGATGCAGAACGTCACGCTGCGGTACGCTGAAGCGGGAGGCGACGGCGGTGGCAAAGCCCTGCAGCGATCCCTCGAAGCTGGACAGCAGTGACCCGGAGATCCGCGCCATCTGCGTCCGCGCAGCCTCCGATTCCATGAAGCGGCCGCGGCGCTCCGCCTCTTCCTCGGCGGCCTTGCGATTCTGCCGCTGAATCTGCGCCAGCTTCTCGCGCTTGTACTGCGCATCGAAGCTTTCTGAGGGGGCGCTCGGCTGACCGGCATCGGTCATGCCGACCGGCGATGCGGTCGACATCGGATCCGGGAGTGTCGGACCCGCCGCCGTCGCGCCCTGCGGGGTGTCCACCCGCGTACCGAGCCCGTTGCCAAGCGCCTGGCCCGGATCACGCCGCGCGGCGATCTGCCGTTTGGCGCGGTCGACCCGAACCTTGGCGTTTCGCCCCTCGCCGGCCAGGGCATCGGGTCCGATCTTGCCCTCGGCGATCATCTGGGAAACGCGCCCGGCCGAAACGCCGATCTCCAGCGCGAATGCCCCTTTCGTCAGCGTGCGTTCGTGATCGATTGTCTCGCTCACACCGCCCACCCTTGCCGATACGCTCTTGAGCCGCGAGCGTCGGCTCTTCAGGCCCGCCTTTAGCTTTTTAGTCCCGGTGTTTAGGCTCTCAAAAGCCTCTCAGACTGGGAAGATTCCGCGCGCCGCCGGACCCGCGTGGCGTCGCGACGCCCCTACGGTCCCTAAACGTTGCAGAATTGTCACAGGGTCAGAGGCGGCCGAGCATGTAGCTGATGCCGCGCGCCATCTCGGTCATGAACACGCCCTCGGCGATCTCGCCGAGCATCGCCTCATAGACCGGCGGGTTGCGCGTCGCCTCGCCCGCCGGGTTCGGTCCGAACAGCATCCGCGTCGGATAGCGAGCCGACCCCTTCCGCTTCAGCACCTTGCCCGCGCCCTTGCCCGCCTTGGCGATGAACGCCGAGCGATACGATCCGCGCAACGGAACCGAGACGCCCTTGCGCGTCTGCCGCGGGTTCAGCTCTTGCAGCGGGATCTGCGTCGAGCGGATGGTCATCACCATCTCGCCACCAGTGATCCGCGTCCGCGTCCGCGCCTTGATGTGCTTTTGCGCGATGTCCATGCGCGCCGAGGCCAATTGCGCATAAGTGCGTTCGACGACCGATTTCGAGCGACCCATCGCGCGGCCGACAACCTGATCTTGCATCTTCGGCGGCAATTGCCGGAACGCGTCGGCGAGGATGCGAAAGGCATCGCTGTTGATGGAGAGGCCCGCTGTCGACGGATAGAGTGCAGCCATCGCCCCACCCCCAAACGCGAAACGCCCCGCCGGTTTCCCGGGGAGGCGCTTCGTTGTGATCTTTTCCAGTGTTCTTGGTCTGCACCTAATCACCGCCGCATGTCAATCCCCCAATCGCATCGTCCGCCCGCCCGTCAGGCCCGCCGACGCGCATCGCCAAGGTTTTCCGCGAAAATCACCCGAGGCGCGACACGGGCGCCCTCGCCCTCCCACGGCCACAGCGCCCGCTCCGGGCCACTCACCCGATGCGCCGCCAGCCGCCCGTCGAGATCGGCGGCCAGTGCCGCCAGCGTCAGCACCCATGCCTGATATTCGGCCCGACGCTCGACCAGCCCGGCCGGGTCCGGCGCCAGCCGCGTCTTGCGATAGGCGCCCGGATAAGGCCGCTGGCTGGTCCGGTTGTAGCCGTCGATCTCGACGCTCACCGTGCCCCGGCCATAGGCGTCGGGCCGCTCGGCCAGGCGGAACCACGCCGGCGCGCCCTGCGGCCCGCTCACCATCCGCCGCGCGATCGTCCCGTCGCCGTCCCAGTCCGGCGCCCGGCCAAGGATCGCCGCCCGGGCGATCGTCGCCGGCCAGCGCCCGCCATTGATCCGCGCCAGTGCCAGCCCCCGGTCATGCGCATCCGCCCGCTCGGCCTCGGTCAATCCCGTGCCGTCGGCCAGCACGATGTCGGCGAGCAGATCGTATCCGTCCGGCGCCGCAAAGCCGACATCGGCAAGCCCCGCCACTGCCTGGCCGACCAGGATGGCATCCGGGTGCGGCTCGGCCTCGGCCCCAAGATCCGGCACGCAGCCCCACTGGTTCGAGATGTCGATCAGCGTCAGCAGCTCGGCATAGTCCGACACCATGTCCCAGCCGCCGATGCCGAAGCCTGGCCCAGCATGGCCGCGCACCGTGCCGGACCCCGCCTTCGGCAGTTCCTGGACATAGGCCCAGGTCAGCAGCGCCTCGATCCCGATCGGTTTCATATCCCCGCTCCTTTTGTCTTTTGCGATAGTTGCGATAGTTTTTCGATGGTTTGTGAGGGTTTTAGCGAGGGTTTTTCGTCAATGGTTTCAGGACGATGATGGGCTTTTGCGAGGGTTTGTGCCGCCCTTATGAACATGAAACCGTCATCACCCCGCAGCCCTTCTCACATGTAGAAGACCCGCCAAAACCATCGCAAACCCTCGCAATCCCTTGTGGCGCAGGCCCCCGCACCCCGTCGAAACCCTCGCGAAACTGTCGCCAAACCCTCGCAACCCTCGCTGCGAAGGCACCTGGCGGGGGCGCCCGCGATACTCCGCGAGAGTACGGAAGACCCTCAATGGGTTCGCGGGCTTGGCGGCGGTGGTGAAGGTGAAACATCATCGCACATAGCGCTCCGGATAGTCGCCGGGGCCGTGCTGGCGCGGCGGCGGCGGATCGAACAGGGTGATGTCGACATAGCGACGCACGCGGCCGTCCTCGCGCGTGAACTTCTTCGCCATGTTGCGGCCGAAGGCGGTCTCCGAGATCGGCTTGACCGACGAGCCCTCGGCCCAGGCGACATAGGTTTGGTAGAGATCGCGCGCGAGCACCTCGTCGCCCGGCTTCGGGCGCACATGCGCGGCGACGAAGGCCGCCGTCGGGTCCATTTCGTCGCGGTATTTCTGGGTCTCGCGCTGCACCGTCTCGGGAATCGTCAGCCCCTCGGCGAGGTAGATCAGCACGCCCTCGATCAGCCAATTGAGAATGCCTGGATGCTCGGGCTTGAACTCCGAGACGACGTCCTCGAAATCCCGGCGCTGGTCGACCGGGATCGTCTTCGGCCACAAGACCACCGCCATGCGGCGCCAGATGCCGTCGTCGGTGCCGGTGATCGTCGGATAATTGTTGCCCGACATGTGCACGGTGAAGATCGGCCGGAAGTCGAAATAGCCGGCAAAGAGGTCGCGGCCGGTCATCGTCTCGCCACCGGTCAGCTCCTTGACCAGATCCTCGCGCAGCGGCTCGCCCTTCGGCAGTTCCTTGACGCGCAGAAGCCGGCGGCCATAGAGCCGGGCGATGTCCGGCGAGGCGGCGCCC